GTTTAGACACGGCTCTAGTTGTAGCCTCGGTAGAATTCCTTAATCTATTCTGCGTGTCAATAAGTTTGTTTTCTGACTTAACAACTTGCTCAATCTGTTGATCGCCGTTAACAATCGTCTTGATAAACTCAGCCGTGCCTTTTGCATTGTTGTCAATCGATTTGAAATAGCGGTCACCGATCTGCATGGCCTTGCTAAAATCTAAATTAGTTATGGCGATAAATTGCCGCGCAATCCCATCAATTGCTATACCTAAAGATTTTATTGTGCCAGCAGCAGTGGCGACCGCTATGACGATGCCCTTTAATACAACGCCGATACCTTGCCCTATCGACGAGAATAGTGTTGCCGATCCGGTTGCTTGTGTAAACGCATTCCCGATATCAATCAGGGCAGGCAATAGACCAGATACAAAGTTGTTTTTTGTGGCTGTCACATTGCCATTGAGCACGGTCAGGATGTCATTAAACTGGTCGCTTTGTTCGGCTAGTTTGGTGGTCATACTGCCTGACTGCGCGTAGGCTTCCATCTGACCCTCAATAGCTTGCCTACCCTCATTCAGTAAAGGTATTAACTCGCGCCCTGACTTGCCGAATATCTCCTGAGCAATAGCAGCTTTCTGTACACCGTCCCGCATAGTAGAGAATCTATCGGCAACGTCTAGCAGGATGTCTCTTGATTGTCTAAAATCACCGCTCGCTGTTTTTGTGCTTATTGATAGGCGTGCAAAGGCATCGCTGCCCTTAGCAACGTTACCATTCATAATTCCTATGGCTTTTGCAACATCCTCGAGATTTGACCCGTTTAACTTTGCAGCTTTACCTAACCCGCCAAGTTCCTCTACGGTTAGAGATGATATCTTACGTAGATCATTTAAGCGGTCACCAGCATCAACAACGCCCTTGATCATCGATGCAAACATGTCGATCGACAAGCCTACACCGATAGTTCCAAGAATATTATTGATGTTTGATACAGTGCGGCTTACTGTAGCCTGAGCGCTAGACATATCTTTCGACAGCCGCGCCAAATCAGCGGCCATCTGTATCTCTAACATTCCGACTACATTGGCCATTTACTTTATCTCCGCTGGTATTAACGCTTTCATTTGTCTGCGCATTTTGTCTGTGATAGCTTGCGCGTTATGTGCTGATATTTCCTCTGGTACGTATGGTGCTGGGCAGTTCTTTTCTTGTGCCGCAAAATATTGGCTAGCGTATTCTCTCGACAGCTTGCGCATAAATTCAGATTCCCAAAGTTGCAATTCACATTCTCGCAACTCGCACCATGCTAGTAACTCTTGACTGCTTAACGGCTGCTCACTAAATCCAATGTCCTTCAAGTACTCTACGATATGCGCCGCATCGATGTCAGGCAAATCAGGCTCGAGACCATCATCAATCAGCGCATTAATCCTGCTCTTTTTAGCATCACGTGGCACGGCATAAAGCCATGCCAATTGTCTTATATATAATGCTAAACCTTCGTAGAGCCTTTGGTAAAATTTGCCCAATCACCAAGATAAGTAGCTACCTGATCGGCAATAAATCCCAGTGACTCATCAGCGTACACGGCTTTAAAAAGAGCTTTGCCTTCTAGCTTATCAAACTCTATATTTTCAAAAGACTCTGTGCAATCAGCCAGATAAGTAGCTCTTTCCTCTGCTATGCTTTCTGCCGTTTGATCTGACTTACCTTTTTTGCGCAGAATGTCGAGCGTTCTATTGCTCTTTGCCGCCTGTGCTTTTGCAAACTTCTTGCTTCCTGGGCTGTAAACATTGATAGCAATTTCTTTACCATCGTCCGTATACATCAGTTCCTCGCTTGCATCTCGCAAGTGTAAGCGTCCAGTTTGCTCAACCGCGTATTTTCTGATATCCATTTTGTGTCCTTTAGAGTGGTTTAAAACTTTGTTGCCTGTGCCCAAGGTGCCGCCACTCTAATGGCGGTCAACCTTGAGTCAGTGCCCTTTATACAGTGCCAACTATAACTATGTCATAAGTAACTCCGGTAGTACCAGCACTATTTGTTATGGTCAGTAAATCGCCCGTTCCAGCGGTTACCGCGATACCATTTGCATCAGGGGCAATCAATGCAAAGCACGCGCCCGGAGTCAATGCTATGCCGTCACTCGCAGCCATGAAAGCAACAAGGCCATTTGATGCCGGTCTGGTAACTTGCACATTGTTTGTGTTGGTTGCCGCTGCTTTGATGATGATTGCTTTGATCTTGGTAAACGTTAAAGTAGTACCGTGCGAGTCAGTCAAGCCGCCTGCTAAATCCAAATCCTCTGTAGACGATGCCGCTAGTGTGCGAGTGTCAGCAAAAGCCTCATTCGCTTGATTTGCGCCTGTGCCATTGGTAAACGAAAAATTTGCACCATATCTAATTGGATCGGTTACGCTGCGCAGATCAACAGCATTAACCAAGTCTAATGCAACAGATACGCTGACGTTACCTGATAATGTGATAGCCATTTTCTATATATCCTTTATACTAAAACGTCAACAAAAATCGTTCCGCCGCTTTGCCCTGTAACTGCGAATGTACACTCAACCATGGGGATATCATTAGCGCCGCCAACGGTAACAGGCATGCCCGTAATCATGGCCATAAAATAACGTTTATCGCCGTTCGGGAAAGTTAACAGCACTGAGTATGCGTTCTGTGATGCCAATGCAGCAGCAAGCAGGATTTGACCAGCATCATCAGTATCTTGTGCAATCGAAATAGGAGGTGAACCGCCGTCTTTAGTGCCCTTGAACTTTTGCAAGATCCCTGTTTCAAGATCGGTGAAAGTAATAATTTCTTGTGATACACCGATTGCTCCGATGTTCTCAACGCTTCCTACTTTGGTATAAGATAGAGCACCATAACCAGCAGCGTCGTACGTCGCCGGAACCGATGCGCTTAATTTGATTGTTGCCCCTAACGATGTGTTGACTGCCATTTTTAAATGCTCCTTTGATATTTCACCATAAAATCAACGCTTTGCATGTATAAAATTACTTCGGAATCATAGAAGTCTGGTCCTATGAACTCCTCAATTACTGACTTACACATGACTGATTCACTACTTAAAACAAATAATTTTTCCACTGCCTTGCAAGCATCGCGCACAGTGCGCAAAAGTGCTTTTTGTTCTGCATAACTTTTTGATACCACTGTTACTTGTATGCGCTCTGTCTCTAATCTAATCATCTCGCTACCTGCTAACGTATCGCGCATTTTCCCGCTTATCTGAGTGATCCCGATAGCTGGTAAAGTCGTGCCTATTGGGATTACTCCAGCTATAACCTGTGTGCTAGTCGCAGCATTAAGTAATTTCTTAATGATAGCTACGCCGCTCATTATTCGATTCCTAGCTCAATGTCAGCAGTATTAAGGCCGTTCTTTGTTGCTAATCTTTTTTTGATGTAGTCAGCCGCAGCCAAAACACCGTTATTAGCTTGAGAATCTAATGCAGGTCGCATAAATGGGATGGCCTGCATACCTGGATGATTAATTTCACCGCCTTCTTTACTCGATAAACTATGTGCCCTTGCGCCTGTGAGTTCAATTATTGGAGCGTAGAAAACTATCGCGCCGTTTTTGCCTTTGCCGCCTGCTATTAATCGTGCTGTAACTTTACCCTCGCGCTTGTCTATCCGAGCCGATACCCTGATCGAGTCCCGCAATGCGCCTGCATAATGCTTGTACTTTCTCTTGTTATTTTCTGATGGTTCACCAACAGGACAATTCTGTACAGCCGCATCTTTAATCGGTTTCAATCCTGCACGCAACGCGCCACGCATAATGTTTTTTTCTATCCGCAAAGGAAGTTTTTGCAGATAATCATTAAGTTCTGATAGACCTTTAACGCGAACTGTGCTCATTAATTACTCAACCACGAAATGAAAAGTGCCGGTTTTAGTATCGCCGCCTTGAGCAATAACAATCTTTATCCTGTCTTTAGCTATGCAGATTGGCTCTAATACCGCAGTGCCCCCACCAGCATATAAAGCAGCCACGCCAGCGGTCGAATGAGTCGCTTGTCTTGGCGCAACGGTTGCACTTGCATTAACATCAGCTTGTGTCCAGATCGTTTCACCAGTCGCTTCCGATGTAATCGTAAAATCTACACCTGCGGCATAATCTGTTTTAACGTATCTAATCTGTGATATCTTGCCGGTAAAATTAGGCGTGTATGCGGTTGCAGAGCCGTCAGCAATCGTTGTTACAGAAACCTCAAAACGTTGGATAAAACTCATGCTGTGTACCTCTCCGCTATAAATTCCGACATATCACGATAACCAATCTCAGCCGGACCGGACACAATCTGATAAACAATGCTATCGATCACAAAGCGCATGGTTGTATCAATATCAGTTCTGTATTTCATCCTAATCCGCGATTGGTTAGTATTTGTATTCAAAGCATTTTTTACAGCCTCTGACTTGCTTGGTAGCACGTCTAACTTCTCGACCCAAACGGTAGCCTTCTTCGCCCATTCGATTTGTTCAGTTCCGTAATCACCCTCAAGAGTGACAGTTTTATACTGGACCTCACAAATACGATTGAGCCGACCGCTACGCATAAGTTAATGCAGCCCTGTTATCCCAAATTTGATTGAAACGTCCACTATCAGCATAATTAATAGCGCCGGTGGCTAATGTCTCCCGCATGATTGACCATGCAGCAGCGCTCTCTAATGCACCAGGATCTGCAAAGCCTGTATATGCATAAGTTGCGCCCACGTCCTCGCGCATAATGTGCCGCTCATGTAAAACGCTTGAATTGTCTGTTACGTACATTTTTATTAAGCTCCGTCATATAATCTTATGGTATCTAACATGCTATTAACACCGAGCGGCAGATCGCTCGATATCGTTCCGATTACAACAGCCTCTCGGTTTTGGTACATATTCCCGATAATCAAGTGCATCGCAGTCTTTGCCGCACTCGGTACGCTTGACGATGTAGCACCAAAACCAACCGAGTAAGTAATTTTGATACCGTTAACCTCGCGCAGTGTTGCACTAGGCCAGCTTGCTGTGTCGTTTAAGATAATCCTGCCTA